GTTTAAAACCTATTTAATGCAAAACTCCTTCGTACGAACAAACTCAAACGTAATCCCTTCCGATCCGAAAAGTCCTGATGCGAAGCTGATTTTTAATAAGATCGGTCAAGCCGCCGACGGAACTCTCTCTAAACCGACTTTTGAGTATGTTGGAGAAGCTCACGCCCTTACGGAAACCGATATTAACGCTGGTCAACTCCAGTTAGAACCAAAAGATTGTGGTTTAATTATTTACGTCTCAAATAAATCAATGCGAAACATTCCCGCTGTTGAAACCTACCTAAAGAACTCGATTAACACAAGTGCTGCCGATATTGAGAACGAGAAATTTATGAGTGGTACAGGAGGACTTCAACCAACAGGGATAGTCACCTCTAAAGCGATGCAGATGGTTTCCAGAAACACAACGGGACAGATTAAACGAGAAGATATTATTGCAATGAAACAATACATGCTTGGTCGTGAAGAATCTCGTTATAAATGGCTAATCTCCAAGACAAGTTATGAAGCGATTGTTGAACTCAAAGACGCCACTGGTTACAAATTACTCTACGATGATGCCACTAAAACATTAGCAGGTATCCCTGTTATCTGGACACCTGAAGCCAGCGTGTATGGAGCTAAAAACGACCTGATGTTGATGAACTTTGATTGGTACTCGATCCTAGATGGTCAAAAACTCCTTATTGAGCTTAGTACACAGTATCGTTTTAACCAAAATCAAACCGCTATCAAAGCCACGATGAGTCACGATGGAGACACCTGGTTGGATCGACCAATCGTTCAAAAAGATACTTCCGTCGTAACCCCATTTATCGGCTTGGCAGCATAAGGAGGAAACAATGATTGATAATTTTGTAGACTTATCAGGAAGCTATTGTGGGTTAGAGAATCAAACCATCTCTAACACCAATGTAACGGGTGACTATTACCCCGCTGCGAAACACAACGTTTGGTTGATGACTGTCTCTAATTTAGTGGCATCAAAAACCGCTATTTTAAACATCTTGCAGGCAACCGATGCGGACGGTACGGGAGCAAAAGATATTGATGATGATATTGATGGTACCGTTGCCGCTTCTGCGACTATTACAGGGCGTTCAAAAGCTACCATTTTAGATATTTTAGTCGACACCGTCACAAACGGAAAAACCGTTATCTTACAATGGAGTGGTGGAGGTTCAGCAACAACTTACACCAAAGCTGCAGCGACCGATACCACCGCCAACGAATTTGTAGATGCCGCTGGATTAGCAGCTTGTATAAACTATAGCCAAAGTACATATTTGACAGCTACAGTTGACGGAACCACCGTTACTGTTCGGTTAGCCAATCCTGAACTGGGTGGAACGATTACAGAAAGTGGAGTCCAGGAAACAGCCAAACTAATCACCACTACAGCTCATGCCCAATGTATTGTAGAAGTGGCACCTGATGCACTCGACGAAGCAAACGATTTTCGTTATGTGGCGGCTAAGATTACTACGAATGATACCACTCCTCCCACTTGTGGGTGTATTTATGTGCGAGAAGCTACCCATAGACCCGACACGGGGCATTGTAGCACGGTCGTGAGGATACACTAATGCTGTATTCAATCAAACTTAACGAACCTCTCGGAGTACGACTAGCTGGGAAGGCTCATATTCACATGCGTCCGAAGGGTTTTCAATGTACGATCGATGAACGAGAGTACGACAGAATCAATGGTTGGATAGAAGTTGTAGACATCATAGACGACAAAAAAACCTTCCATAAGATTCTCGAAGACCCCGTACCCGCTAAAGAAACACATGTAGAACCCGTTAAAGTTGAACCAATTAAAGAACCAGAAGTCATTACCAAACCTGCTAAAAAAGTCGTTACAAAGCCTGTGAAGAAGACAGAGAAAAAGAAATCGAGCAAAAAATGATCCTAGAAACCTCTGATCTGAAAACATATATTGGAGTAGATACACGGGATACAGTCAACGATGACAAATATACACAGAGTTTGGTATGGGCTGAATCTGTGTTATATCAGCATCGTTGTATTGGAGCACGGGCAACGGTAACAGAGGAAAAACATGATCCATCTGCTATCATCATCACAAAATTACTACCATTGTATTCCGTGACATCTCTCTATTTAGAAGACGTTGAACAGACAGAGGATGAGGATTATTTTGTTTATCCGTACTATGTTAAAATACCATATTTAAATGCAACAGAACCGAAATCTATCAAGTTAACCTATGTTGGCGGTGTAGCATCAGACGACACAGAAACCGAATTTATACAGGCATACTATGCCGCCAAACAGGCCATTTTGAAACTTGCTGCGTATGATTGCCAAAAGGGTGACACTTACAATGGAGGAAAAGACCTTGATTTGTATGAGACCATTAACCAGATCATGCGACAAGTGCCGGGGGCTCTCATTATATGATCAACTTAGTTGGCATGGAAAACCTAAAAAAACAGCTCCAAGAGATGCAAAGAGGAACTCTTGTTAAAACCGAGAGAGTTCTCACATTACTTGGGCAAAGCGCTGTTAATCGGGTTAAAAAGAAAGCTCCTAGAGGTGTTGGCAAGGGTGGTGGACTGATGGGATCGTATCGTTTTACAGTCACTCATAGAGGAACATCGTATGATTTGATTGTTGGAACGAACCAAGACTACGCCCCTGATGTAGAATATGGCTCAGAACCTCACTATGTTAGTGCTGATGATCTCTTATTATGGGTGAAGAGAAAACTGAACATACAAGACGAAGATGAGGCAAAAAAAGCCGCCTATTTCATTGCTAAAAAGATTCGAGAGTACGGTACTGAAGCACAACCACACTTAAGACCAGGCGTTCAAGAAGCCGTTGCGATAGACCTTCCTTTAATTATTCAGAAGGTACGCAATGTTTCTTGATCAAATTTTAAAACGTTTACAATCCAATGCCTATCCATGGGGATATAATGTGTTTTTGGACGATAGACCGTTACAAAACCATATCACCGTCATGATCAAAATAGGCGAAATATCTGTTACAAATGCATTAAGCGGAGACCGCAGAATGTATGATGGTCACCGCCTGATGTACGATTTTCACATTGTATCTTTAAACGATACAGAGCAGTACGAATTGGTTTTGTGGGAAGTTCTGAACGAAATGACCTGTAAACCTGTTGAGTATTCACACTATAGAAAAAAAGATGGGAACTTCTTTCACTCAATCGAAACGTACACCTTTATATCGCAGAAATGGAGGTCTTTTGATGAGCCAATCTGATGAGAAGAAAGACTACAAAAAAGTAGAGAAAAAACCCGTAAAAAGAGTTCTCGAAATTGTAGTCGATAGTTCCAATGTGTATTTAGACGGCAAAATGATACATGCACGAAAACCCACCTATACACAGGGTGGGGATGTATTCATTCCACTGTCAACGTTATCAAAATTATTCCCAAACTGTCTGAAGGGCGGGAAAATCAAACTGGAGGTAACAAATGGCTGATATAGCAAATCAAAGCGTAAATTGGGAGGGAGTTAAATTGACCACCACAGCAGCCGCTGCAGCCGGTGATACTATCACTGGGGTTGATACTCGCTCCGCTCTTATCTTTTTTAATGCTTCCGCAGGCGTTATTACTGTCACTATCGCAGCGACAGGTTATGATAAGTATGGTGAATTAACCATCCACAACAATGATGTAGCAATTCCAGCGGGAGAAGATTGGGCAGTAGGAGGGGATTTCTTCGCCAAGAACTTTGCTGACAGTTCTGGCGAATGCACCCTCACTTACTCAACCCATACTGATTTATCAATCTTGCCTTTAAAAACGGCTTTCAAATAGGAGGATAACATGGCTATTAATGATCGATTTACCGTTAGTGGTATAGTTCAATCCGGCATTACTATATCCTCAAATTTTTATGAATTAACAGGCACAAAGGATTTCACCTTCACGATGGAGTTCATTAACTCTGACCTTACTGGAGATGGTGGGATCACGTATGGACAGTTGTCAAAACCGACCGGAAAGACTACGTTTGATGCAGTGACAATGATTATGCCATTACCTGCTTTGGCAGCTATGATGGGCATAACCGCAGTAGACACCGGAGCAACTCCAAATCAAATCCGTACTTATACCTTTTTAGCTGGACAGTGCTTAAGCTCTTTTGAGTATGAATGCCGGGCAACGTGTGTAGAGAATCAATCCGGCGTAGGATCTGGTACAGAACCCGGAGACGTGCATCTTGTATTCTCAAAATGTAAGATTGCTGGCAGTCCTGCGCTAAGTTTTCCTGAAAAAGACTATGCTCAAATCACATTCCCGATGGCAGGCTTTGCCGACAAGTCCACGACTGAATTTTTCAAAATCATTATGAATGAAACAGCTTCGGTGATCTCGTAATGGGAAAAATAGCTCAATTTAGACAGAAAAGTCTGAAATGGATTGAGTTTAAGTTTCAACGTGACGATGTGGCTCTGGAATTTCGTATTCCGGAGCCCTCGTACATGGAGATTCAAAAGATTCAATCTCGTTTAGAGAAAAAGTACCACATTTCAAGAATCCTCAAAAAACTCAAGGGGAAAGATTCTTTTGACAAGCTGAATCAGGCTGAGATGGATACTTATCTGGCGTACGATCTCGATTTAATGAGTGAAACGGTGGCTCTCTTTGAAGAATCCTTCCCTAGTGATTCAGACGGGCGTTTAACAATGGATGATTTAACAGGCGAAGAAGTGGCGGAGGTCTTCGAGGCAGCTCGACAGTTTTTTCGCAGGCTCTTCAGTCCCAGAGAATCCACAAATAAAATTACACCAAGCCCTGTTCAAGAGGTTCGGGACAATGCCGATCAATAAACCCTTATCCGATCTTACATGGTCAGAATATTTATTTAATCAACAAATTTTGGTCTATAACGAAACGGACGAATGGGCTAAAAGAGTAATCGCAGAAGACAAAAAGAAACGAGGCAAGAGTGGCATTTAGAGCGCAAGAGATCGCAAAACTTTTAATTAGAGTCACTGGCGACAATACACAAGCGCTTGCCTCTCTATCAGAAACAGAGAAGCGTGCCCTCAAGTTCCAAAATGCAATGCATATGATGCGCAATACGCTCGTCTATGGCTCTATTGCTGCTATTGGAGCAATTACAGCCGCTTCAGTAAAAGGCGTACAAGCCTGGAATATACAAGCAGATGCGATGGCACAAGTTGCGAATCGTATTGATGCAACAGGAGGTGCAGCAGGCTACGCAGCAGAGGAAATCTACGAGATGGCGGCCAGCCTCCAAGAAGTTACTACATTTGGAGATGAAGCGATTTTGGCAGGGCAAGAAATGCTCCTTACATTTACTTCTATAGGAGAAGAAACGTTCCCTCGTGCGACTGAAGCTATGTTGGATATGGCAACCGTATTCAAGACTGATGCGAAAAACGCAGCCCTGCAATTAGGCAAAGCACTAAATGATCCCATTTTAGGGTTAACTGCGTTACGAAGAGTCGGTGTTTTATTCACCAAACAACAAGAAGACCAGATTAAACAGATGATGGCGGTGAATGATGTAGCCGGAGCCCAAAAAATTATCTTAGATGAGCTGGCAGTGGAAACCGGAGGAGCAGCAAGGGCAGCAGCTGAAACCCTATCAGGAAAAATGAAACAGTTAAAAAACAGTTTTGGAGATGCATCAGAGGAATTAGGGAAAAGGCTTCAACCAGCCTTAATGAATCTAGTTGATTATATGCAAAACGATTTTAAGCCTATTTTAGAGGGTGTAATGAAGTCTGTCGGGCATTCTATTAACACCGTCATTAATGACGTCGTAGAAGGGCTGCGATCAATGACTGCACAAACCGAGGATGAGCTCGATAAACAAAAGGAAGCCCACTATGGGGTTGGTTGGGTGATAGAGTTAGTTTGGAACGGGATGCAAAACGTGGTCATAGGAGCATCTAATATTATTTTACTGGGTGCTAAAAACCTAGCGTCCGGGATTATGTTTTATATGAGGCAGATACTTCTAGGGTACAACACTGTGACACAGAAAATATATGATATATCCTCTACTATCGCACCGAACTCCGCCATCACTAAAGGGCTTAATAACATGCTTATGGCAAACTTAGACACGCTTAATAAGGTGTTGACCGTAGAAGAGCGATTAGGCAAAATCCAGGCTGCAGAATACAGGCCCATGAGGAGTTACGCCGAATACGTAGCAGCGGTAGACGTAGAAACAGAGAAATTAGATGACGATACAAAAGGATTAGGAAATTCCCTCGGAGGTTTAACGGATGACCTAGACGATGATACAAAAGCTGCAAAAGAAAACGCAGCACAATTAAAAGAAAATATTAAAATTTTAGACGCCGTGGGGGATGCTATAAAAAATTCCCTCATCAACAATATTGAAAACGCATATGAAGCGAGAGAAAGTTTATTCGAGAACTACTCTAAAAGCCTAGAAGATAGCAAAGACCAACAACTTAGTGATGAAACTTTTTTATACAATGCCAGAAAAGCACTAGCAGAGGATGAATATGAATCCAGTCGCCTCTTACTAGAGAACAAGATTACGGCTAGGGAAGCTCAAAAAGATGCAGAAATACAGGCAATAGAAGAGGAAAAACGAGCCTTCGAAAGCTACATTGATCTCCAACTATCCCGTATTGATCAGATGGAAATAAACCGTATGAACATGATCGATACCGCTATGAATGAGGAGTTGGGAGCGTATGACGCACAGATCGCAAAAATCAATGAACTTATAGACCTTGAAAACGACAGATACAACGAAAAACAACGAGAAAAAACCCTCCAAAATCTGAAAGACCAAATTGATTTAGAGGATAATTTATACCGAAAGCAACAACTGATTAACCAATATAACGAAACGGTGGCGAACTACCAGAGACAAGACAAGATAAAGGCTTGGAAAGAAGAACAGCAGGCAATTAAGGACAAAATTGACCTCACCAAAGAGGCAGCAAAAGAAGAACAAAATACATGGGCTGACTCTTTTGATGCTATGAGAGAGAGAGAAAAAGAGAAGATTCCATTTGCTGAAGCACGGTTTGACCAAAGAACCGAAGACGCGATGAAGAATTATGGCTTTGATACCAATGAACTAAATATCCAAATAGATGAACTGGATAAGACCTTTGAGCAGTCTTTTGAGGACATGGAAAAACAGTTTACAAACAGGATTGCTACTATTGAACAAGCTCATGAAGTTTCTATAAACCTATTAACTGCAGAGCTTGAGGAATATAGACAACTAAAGGATGAATTGTTAAACGAAGAATCTTTAACATCCATGGTTGTGAAACTTTTCACGAGCGGGGATTACATCAGGTATATAAACGAAAACATCCCAAAAATTAAAACCGCCTCTAAATCAATAGGAGAGGCAATCGTTGACGGAGTTGGGCTAGGGTTAGAATCACAAACAGTCATAAACCAATTCGCCGAGGAAATCCTCTCTAATCTAAAAAAAGACCTTTTAATTGCTTCTCCTTCGAAAAAAACAGAACCAATCGGAGAGGATACGGGGGCTGGCTTTGTGAAAGGGATGTACAATACTATTCCAGACGCTATTGCAGCTGGTGGGACGTTGAGCGATGCCGCATTAGGAGCGATGGCAGCAAAGGTACCTCAAGCTGGGGGAGGCAAAGCTGGTATGGGAGACTGGGCACCTGATTTCACATCTCCCTATGGTTATACATCCTCTGGTGAGGCATACAATATGATTGATATGTTCAATATGAGCCCTATGCTACGAAACAGCCCGTATAACAGAGCGACTACAGCAGCCATGTTAGAAGGTAAAATTGACGCTACAGGAGACATTAAGAGGTATATTGATACCTGGGTCAACCCTACACTAGAGACAGCACCGGAGTATTTTTCGCCTGGGCAAAGGCAAGCACAAGCCGATAGAGTTGGTTATCATCCCTCTAGTTATCAGGTCACAAATAACGTTTACACACAAACGATAGACCAACCAACGATGAATAAAATAACAGAATCCACCACAACACAGGTAGCTATGGAGACATCAGTATGATATACGGATTGAAATTCACCAACGCCAACGGAGTAGAATATTCTTTTGATACGGATGATATGTTTGTCCATTCATTAGGTGGTTTAAACTCTTCTGTGATGACAAATTATGTAAAATCTCCTAGCCAAATAGGGGATTATTATGTGGGAAAAACGATTGAAAGACGCAACATAACGATAAAATTTACTCTCATGAAATACACACAAACCGACTTTTTAACCGAAAAAGCACTTTTAAACGCTTGCTTCAATCCTTCTCTTTCAAATCTAGACCCAGATGATGACGAAGTAGGAACGTTAGAGTTTTACATTGACGGGACAAAGTATTCAATTCAAGGACGATCAACAGCGAATCTATATGCAGAGGAACCACCGGGAAAAGGGGAAATGGACATCAAAGGGCAAATCATTATAGAATGCCCTTACCCTTACTTTAGAGTGGGGGATTTGATTACAGTTGATATGGACTATGTAACTGGAGGATTAACACTTCCTTTTACCCTTCCTTTGACTTTAGGAACGAGAAATCCAACCTATACCATAACTATAACAGGGAACGTTCCTAGTCCATTTATTTTTGAGGTGTCTGGAATTACTGATCCAAAACTAGTCAACCAGGATGCCAAAAAATTAGAGATTGAAAGAACGATTTTATCAACGGAAACATTAGCAATCGATACAACTTTTGGCGTGAGAACAGTAGAAATAGACGGAGTGAACTCATTTCAGTATTTAACCACAGATTCAGAGTTTTTTTATTTGTATCCAGGAGTCAATACTTTAACTTACGTAGATTCTGGCACGGTGATAGGGGCTACTGCACAACTTAAATATTATAACTGGGTGGCTGGCATATGATCTATCTATATGACAGCTCTTTTAACCGCATACGAGGATTGGATATTTACCAAAATCTAACATGGGTTAGAAACTGGCAAAAAGAGGATACATTTAATTTAGTTATCAATAGACAGGCTCCGTATGCTTTAGAAATAGAACAAGGCATGTTTATATCGTACGGAACCTATATCGGATATATAAAAACTATAAGTGGATCTGAAACTTTACCTGGAGCTGATAATATTACAGTAAGTGGGTCGGAATACAATTTATTTGGGGATCGTTTAATTCAGGCAGGCACGGACGCAGGGACAGGTTATGACTCACAAACAGACAACGCTGAAAATGTTATTAAGCACTATTTAAATGCCAACCTTACAGGAGCTAGAGCAATACCTAATTTGTCGATCGAAACATCGGATTCTAGGGGAACCGTAGTAACTTATGATGGACGATTTCAGTATCTTTCCGACATGATCTACACGGTATGCCAGGCAGGAGATATTGGGTGGAAAATTGCATTTGACGGGTCCACATGTACATTTGTTATTATTACAGGGGATGACCGCACAACATCACAAAGTTTACTTCCTCCTTGTATATTTTCCGTTGCCAATGGAACAGCCATAAAAAGAGATTATGTTCAATCGATCGTCAATTCAAAAACAACTGCTTATGTTTTGGGAGCTGGAGCCGCAGCTGCTAGGGCACAAACTATTGTAGGGAATGCAAACGTAGGACTAGCCCGTAGAGAAATCATGTTGAGTGACGAAAATACAACAGATGCCACCGAAACGGGTACAAATCTACTTGCAAGGCTTCCTGAAACTGACAAAAATACATTTTTTATTTCAGAGGATTCTTCCCTTCAGTATAACAGGGATTGGTTTCTTGGTGACAAATGCACAGCTATAGCTGACGGGAATACGTTTGATTTTAGAATTAGGACTGTGACAGAAATTATTAACCCCTCTCATACGCAGGTTATTTTAACGTTAGGGGAGGATGACGCTTTAAATCTTAAAAATATTACAGAAATAAACACGCACCAGGAGGTGTACTAATGGCAGAATATAGCAGACTATGGGATGCCGTAGCAGGAACGCCAGAATATGATGATACCGACATATCCGAACTATTTCGAGATATGGTGAAAAATGGATATATTTACGAAACTGGAACCGAATTTGGTGTGAGTGCTACAAGTCCTGTATCGATGAATATACAAGTAACCGCTGGAAGGGCATTTATTCAGGGGTATTGGTACAAATTAACAGCAACAAAAACGCTTGCTGTGACAGCCGCCGATGGAGCCAACGCTAGAATAGATAGAGTTGTGATAGAAGCGGATATAACAAACCGAACGGTAACCATCAAAATGGTTGATGGCACTCCTGCGGCGATCCCTTCCGCTCCTGCTTTGACACAAACAGCTGCCAAATGGCAACTTTCTTTGGCTCAAATCTATGTGGATGCCGCTGTAGTCACGATCACAGACTCCAATATAACAGAAGAAAAAAACGACGATGATTTATGTGGGTACTCGATTGCACCTGCTCAATCTACTCCAACAAGTGTTTTTGATGACAATGTATATCATTTAACCGGAGCAGATGCTGGAACGGCTGTAAACCATGGGAATTATCCAGCAGTCGTTTCTTCTCCTACAAAAATCTACGCAATTGGAGGAGTGACGGACAATAATCAAGTGTCTATTTTCACGCCTTCCACAACCTCGGCAAATGGAACGTGGGCAAGTGGAACGGACGTGACTACAGGACGATACGCCGGAGCCGCCGTTTTTTACGATGACGGGACACAGGAAAAAATTTACTATATCGGAGGATGGGACGGAGCAGAGACAAATGAAAACGAGAGATACAATGTTACAGATGACAACTGGACTAGTTTAACCAATATGACCACCGTCCGGTATGGCTTAGGTGCAGCACTATTGAGTGGCTCTATTTATTGCGCTGGTGGTGCTAATTCTAACAAGATGGAGGCGTATAATATTGCCGGGGATTCCTGGACGACAAAAACAAATCTTCCTACGACTCCAATAAACAACGTTGCCACATCGATGACCCGTTGTGTAACGTATGGATCTCTTATTTATATTGCTTTTACAGATACAGGGTCAACAAAGAGATTTTACTCATACAATCCTACTACAGATGTTTACACAGCTCTCACGGCTCCTGCCGCAGACGTTAGCGGAGGGCTTTTTGTCATTGATGGATATATTTACGGGTTGTCAACCAATAAAATCTACCGTTATAGTATAGCTGGAGATTCGTGGGAAACCCTGAACAGTGCTACCGGAATCAATGTTTCAACAACGCCAATGGCAGGGATTTACAAAAATTCCTTTTTCCAATGTACAGCTACAACAGCCGCCACAGCATGGTTCACCTATATTCGAGATCTATCTATCACGGTTAACAAAACGGGTGTAGGGGCATTTGTCAATCGGAATGATTCAAAATATAAACTGTTTAACACAGTTTCGTTAGCTGGAGGGGATTCTATCGGGATCAAAGTGGGGCAAGGGCTAAAACTGTATGTCAATGACTCCACAGCAACCGCCACCGCAGATATAGAGGTGCTATTATGAGTAGGAAGAATATTGATTTAGCTGAACAGGCTCATCATGAGCTTTTGAACACCAATGATACAATAGAAGCTCAATTGGTCAATTATATAACGCATAAATACAACTGTACAGCAAATGAGATTCCAGGCGCGGGGGTAGTGGATTTTACATTTAACGATCCGGACGCCGCCCCAGTATCTGTCTTTACCGCCAATACGTCTAGGGTTTATGTAGATGGAGTTAGGCAGGCATTGGGAGCCGGAGCCGACTATACAGAATTACCGGGTACAGGACATATTGTATTCAACGCCGCACCCGCTGGCGGCACAGTAATTACAGCAGATTTTGACCAGACAAATACTTATGACTGGTCTGATTTAGATTAGGAGGCAAGAATGGCTAAAACTAAACACGTTCGCCTTATCAGTCCTGAACAGGGATTGACGACTTATTGTAGTATAACATTTATTCCGAGTGATCCCGATATTCCCTCATCGTATTTAGATGCTGCGGATATGAAATTTCGGGTCACTCCTACTACGGCGTACCATGATCTCACAGAATCCACCACTGTACCAGGGACATATAAGCTCTCTGATAGTACGATAGAGTGGCCAGATGGATTTTTTAAATTTGACTTTTGGAGTCAATTGGGAGGGACAAAAGCACCCACCACAGATGATATCCTCACAGTCACTCAAAACCGTATCAAAATTACTGATGATACAATTTACGCGACTTTTCAAACCACCGATGTAAAAAACATTGTTGAACAAGCTGCCAGTGACATCATCGCAGCTCTCGGAACCGTTGTAAACTCTTCCTTTGAAGGAACTGCTACGGATGGAACAAATACCACTATAGAGGACACTACCGCCGCATGGGATACCGACATCTGGGCTTCTACGGAAGATATCGAAACATTGGCTATTGTTGAATCTGCAGCGACAGGGACAAAATATGTTGTTAAAATCACCTCAAACACAGCAGATACTCTCACTGTAGACGCTCTCGCAGCTGGTTACGTGGTGGTTGCCGGAGATACTTATACGATCATTAGGAACTCTTCCGCTGTGGATATAAAAAGTGTTGGAGCAACCGCTCAAACTGGTATCGATTTAGGCGTACAAATCCCGCTTATCAACACAAAACTTGATACCGTCAACACCAACCAGGGTACGATCGAGACCGACATTGAGGCTATGACTGCTACCACTCCCACAATCTACAATATATCTATCGCAATAGCAGGCACGGAGTACTCTCAAGCTCTCCCTGCCAACACAAAACGTTTCTCTCTCTCAATCATAGATGGAACCCCTGGAGAGAATTTCAGATGGGCATATGAAACGGGAAAAGTAGCCACTCCAACCGCTCCATATCGACAATTAGATCAATCCTTTGAATATGAGTGCGACAAAATCAACTCCAGCGCAACTATCTACGTTGCTGCTTCGGATGTTTGTACGGCACAGTTGGAGGTTTGGTCATGAGTGTAAGACAAATTAAGACATTGTGGAAACTTGTCAATGCTAAAATTCAAGATACCTTTTCTCAATTTTCCCTCGATACATCTACTGGAGACCTCGAAATTCAGGGTATCCTGCGAGAGGCCGGACTGTACAACGACATCGGAGTCCCTGGAAAACTAGGATTCGGTGTGGGAGTCCCTGTTTATGGATCGTGGAACTCTGACCTGGAACTGATGGAGGGGACGTATGTTGAAGGTCATCCCAACTATGGTAATTTTGTTCACACTGCCACAGAGTCCGTCATGGTCTACATCCCACCGTTTTACGTCAAAATGAACGATGACGATGACAATTGGACGAATGGCGAACCGCTGTATCTCATCAAAAAGTATAGCGAGTATGCCGATGAAGCTACTGCCAATGCTGATGGGTACTACCTACCAGACGGATTTTTTAACGGTGGTGACGTTTGCGGGATCTATGTTGATAAATATCTCATTTCCAAAAAAGCTTTGGGAACTGGATACGTAGGAGCCTCTATCCGCTACGGAAACCCGATATCTACCCATGCAGATCACAACCCTATTGCAGATTTAACAGCATGCAGCGGAAACTATTATTACGAGTTGGTCAATGCTGCACACGCTAGAGACGGGGTAAACGGAGAGATTAACACCTCTAGTGTATACTTTTGCCTTGGATGTAGAGAAATGCAAATTTTAGCCATTCTTTCACTTGCTATACCAAAAGATGCTTATTATTGTGCTTGGGCAAACAGCGGAACTACTCACTTTCCAAAGGGGTGTAATAACAATGCTCTTGCGGATACCAATGATACAAGTGTTGTTTACCTGTCTGATGGATACTC